GACGAGGACGAAGTCCCTTATTGATATGTTACGTCCCAACATTAGTAACGAAGACTATCATGCGGACACTGCGTTGGGTTCGAGTCGAGCAAGACAATTGCTCGGCTCTTGCCCACTCAAGGTGAAGCATTCGATGAAGTTCCCCACGCCAAGCACCCCTGCCCTTCTAAATGGCAGTCTGGTGCATACAGCTACACTTGAACCTGCATTAGTTGATATTGAATTTGGATGCAAGCCAACAGAGATTGATGGTAATTCTAGCAGAACCAAAGCGTACAAGGATGCATTTGCAGAGATGGAAGCAGCAGAACCAAACAAGCGTTGGCTACCAAGGTCTGATTATAATATGTGCATGGAAGCGGCTGCATCTGCACGCCAACATCCATTGTTGCTTGAGATGTTATATCATCCGGCAAGTAAGACTGAACACACAGGATACTTCGAGATCGAAGGCACGCCATGCAAGGTTCGTCCTGACTTGTATAATAGCGAGAATGGAATGGTCATAGATTTAAAAACTACAATGGATGCAAGTGAGAAAGGCTTTGCCAAGAGCGTTCGTCAGTTTGGCTATGCATTCCAGGCTGCATTCTACATGACTGCATTAAGGCAGATGGGTGAGCGACCCAAGCAGTTTGTGTTCTTGGTTGTCGAGAAGAGTGAACCATATGCAACTGCATGTTACCATATTGATAACAATGATATTGAGCGTGAAGTACCCCGTGTGCTTGAAGCGATTAAAATCTATGGTGAATGTTTACGTACAGATGTATGGCCTGGTTATTCGGATGATATTAAAACATTAAATCTTGGCACGCCATTTACAGAGAATCGTTTGTCTATAAGTAAGACCAGCGAGAAGTTTGGTGTCAGTCGCAGTTATGTCTACAAGATAATTAAGGAACATAACATTGAGACTAGGAAGATTCGTAATAGGCAGACCATATCGATGTATGAATTTTCCAATGCCTTGCGTTGGGCAAACCAAAAGGCAGCATAATGGGTAGGAATCAAGGAGAAAAGAAGTATCTTGTTTCGAGTAAGAAAGCACTAAAGCTACTTGGCTTTAAATCACAGACCTCGCTGGATCAATTCCATGAGGACGAAGGTTTAACCTGCTACATTGTCGATGGTATTGCAGGCCAAGGTGGACGTGGATTTGCGTGGGACAAACGGGAAATAAATAAATGGTTAAGAACCGAGGGAAGGAGTAATGAAGAATGGCTAATAGATTGAAAATAAACGAGATGGATAAAGTGCTGGGATATGCTGAAGATCATATCAGTGATCAGAACTTTGAAGGCGCGGTTGTGGTATTACATGCAGCAATGAAGCAGTTGGTGGCTACATTGGCAGGTGAGGATATGAATAATCAGAGTGACCCTGACATCACTATATATACACAGAGAGAATGCATGGTCTCCATTGATGATATCAAAGAGATATGTGCCAAGACTCTTGGTGTAAGTGTTGCGGAGATAGAAAGTAGGAAACGCACACAAGATGTGTCATTGGCACGCCAATGTGCAGTCTACTTTGCACGTAAACAAGGATATAAGGTGGAAGAGCTGGGCAAGGTCTTTGATCGTAATCATAGCAATATATCCCATACCTGCAATAAAGTTGAAGACTTACTTGAATGTGATCGAGAGATGGCAGCCAAGATTAACCTGGTGGGAAGAAACATAAATGCCAACTAGTGATGGAAAAGGGAGAAAAAATAACGCTGTGTGTGAAGAAACGAACCCCTTCATTGAACACACTTCTGGGTATGAATCGGTGGGCGCGAGTCAAAGAGAAGAGAGAAATGCAGAAGGAGGCGATAATCGCCATCGAGTCCGCATTATCTCCAAGCGAGTCAGAATCTGCGACCCGGACAACCTTGTTGGGGGAGTCAAGTACCTTGTCGATTCGCTCAGGGCTGCGGACATTATTCCAGAAGATGACCCTCAAGCGATCACCCTCGAAGTCAGTCAAGAAAAAGTCAAAACCTACAAGGAAGAAGAAACGTGGGTCGAAGTAACAAAGTAATATGAATAGTTCGCAACTAAAAGATAAGAAGTTAATGGAACATGCATTAAATGAATTTAGGGTAAAAGCTCGTAATAAGTTTTTAGCTGGAATCGAAGAACATAATGCAAGTGGGGACAAAGGAATGATGAAGATGCACCTAAGACAACACATTGACTGTGCAAAAGATGAGGTCATGGACTTGTGGTTTTACCTTTGCGGTATGCAAGAGTGGTTAACCGGGGACATTGAACATCGAGATGGAGTCCCGGAAGAGGAGTGTCAATGACTGAGTTCGACACCAGCCTATCTGTGGGCAAGCTACGAGAGGCCGAAATAATTGAGTTCTTAAAAGCTAAAGGGCATAAGCCTATACCCATACCGGGCAAGTTCTCAGGCTTTGATTTCTTCTTGGCCAACACCAAGCAGGCATATGAGGTAAAGCAAGATTGGAAGGCTCATTATTCCGGCAATCTCGTGGTGGAGGTTGAGATGTATGGCAAGCGTTCCGGACTAATGGCAACCACCGCAGATTGGTGGATCTTCGACACGAAGGATGAGTTTATATTCATCACCCCGAAACAACTAAAGGATCTCATCGTGGAGTTAAACCCACCCCTGCGTCAGTTCACAGGTAAAGGAGACACCCAACCAAAGAAAGCTTACTTGATATCCGTGCGTCGCATAAAAAACTATGCTAGTAGCATCATCAAACGCTAAGCAGACTACAATAAGTTACAATGAATACACTTAATAAAATAATGAATAAAATAATAATTACATCAATATTTACAGCAGCAGTTATCACGTGGTTGTGGATGATTTTCGCATGGATTATAGCATTAATAGGAGCATAAAAATGACAGCAGAAAAGCAAGATTTACGAGTCAAAATAAACAACGAAACACATATACTGTTAGATGCCTATTGCGAGCAGTCAGGTACAACTAAAGGACAGGTTATTACTGACCTGATTTGGGGCAGTATTCCCGAACGCCTCGCGCACACGCGGGTATTTCTTACGAAATACCTTAGTAATAATATATATAGTACCCCTGACATTTCTCAGGTCAAAAGCAAGACCCGTGGAAAGCGATTATTACCATCTGATTTCTCACCTGACAAATCCATAGCAGAAGATGCAGGCATCGATTTCGATGGTGCGCTTGAAGCATTTACGGATTGGGCAAAAGCAGGAGGAAAAAGATACTTGGATTGGGATGCGTGTTTTAGGACTGCGTGCAAGACATGGATTAAGGAACGATATCCACATCTTCGCAGAGCAAGCACAAGCGTTTCTACTCATGGCTTAAATTTTGATGTAACTACCAAGCACCCGGATGATTGATGTTGAACTAGCAGAACAGGCCGTTCTCTCAAGCATGCTGCATGATGAAAGTGGAGTGGCCACCGCACAAGCAGGTGAAGCATTAACCAAGGATGATTTCTCTAGCATGGATCGTTCCACGATCTTTGAAACGTGTTTACGCTTATCACCTGCCAATGAAATTGATGTAATCATAGAACATCCAGAGCTAAAGCAAGAAGTAATCTTTTTGAGCGAGAAGTTTGGTGGTGGTGGCATAGAAAGATACATTGAATATTTAATTGATCATCGCAACACGAGATCAGTGGAGCGTGCATTATGGCAAGCCACTGATGATTTAAAAGCAAGCAAGCCAGCAGAAGAGATAAGTCAGACCTTTGTGAACACCATTGCTAAATCACTTTCTCAAAGAAAGGGTGTGGTTGCATGTGGTGCAGCAAGTAAAGAAGCATTTGCCGAGTTTCTCGAAGTTGATGCAGGTGGAACACAAGCAATCCCAACAGGATTGGAAAAGCTTGATGCTATACTTGGTGGTGGGTTCAAGAAAGGAAGCTTGTATGTCCTTGCAGCACGCCCAGGAGTAGGGAAGAGTGCATTAGCAATACAAATGACCTATGAGACTGCAAAGCGTGGCCTGCGTGCAAGCTATGCAAGCTTAGAAATGTCATCATCAGAATGTGCAGGTAGATTACTTTCCAATGCTAGTGGTGTACGCAAGCCAACAGGCAAGGGGTTTCTCAATGCTAATCATAAGCAAAAGTTAGAGACTCAAGTGCAAGCCATGCAGACTTGGCCAATCACATTCAAAGATGATAACCAAGCCACCATGCAATCAATTGAGGCATTCATTGCCAAGCAAAGATTGGAAGGTGAGCTTGGTTTAATCGTTGTCGATTACTTGCAACTGCTCTCTTCTCCTGGACATGATTCACGAGTGCAAGAGGTAAGCGCAATCTCACGACAGCTAAAAAGTATGGCTATGATGTATGAAGTTCCTGTGCTTGCTCTTTCTCAACTCAACAGGGCGTTAGAGAGCGCTAACCGCAATCCCATGCTCTCAGACTTGCGTGAGTCTGGAAGCATAGAACAAGATGCAGATTGCGTGTTACTCATGCATCGAGAAAAGGAAGTAGATCCAACTAATGACGATATCATTTGCAATGTTGCTAAGAATAGAAATGGTGAGGTGCGTGCAACTAAGCTTACTTTTACCAAGCCAACCGGGCGTTTCTCAACTCGTGTTGATGCAAGATTGAATGATAAGAAACCATTTTAGCATCAGATCAGACTACATAAGATTACATATGATACCATATGAAGCCCAAGAAGGCATCTAATCGTGCGTTTCGTGATTGATACAGAAAAGTACGACTATGAAAAACAAAACGCTTTTTAGATGCCTTCCTG